CAAATCCAAAACGTACACCCATTGACCGATTGCCAGCAGATCAAGACTTACTAGAGCTTTATGAAGAAGCATTAATGATTGATCAAAAGGGCAAATGGGCTAATAGGATGTTCAATCTTGCGAAACATTCAGTGTTTGAGCCATTCGTAGACAGAGACGGCATTCCACGCTTGCGTATTATGCCTTCTCATACCTACACGCTTTACAGCGAAGACCCGGTTCAGCCTGAACGAATGACGCATTTTATTAAGCATATACAAATAGCCAACGAAGCAAGCGATACTCGTCTTGGAGTTTGGACAGATCAACAGTATTTCTTAATAGATGGTAATGGTAACTGGCTTAAAGCCGAGCAATTTAATACCACCCAGATTGAAGACCCTATTAACCCATTTGGTAAAATACCTTTTGTTTATGTGTCTGAAAATGATGATGGTAATTTGATACCAATTTCAGAAGACGATTTGAAATGCGTTCAGACTGCTATCGGTGTTATTCTTACCGATCAATCATTTATATCTAAGTTTAGTACTTTTTCAGCAATTGCTATTACTGGCGCTGAAGGTGACAAAGAATTTAATATGTCTCCTAATGCAGTATGGAATATTCCTGAAGGTGGCGACGTTAAAGTAATTAAGCCTGAAGCTAACATTACTGAAATGATAAACTTTGTTGAGAAGTTAGTTGTTTATTTATTGTCTACTAAGAATTTAAAAACTTCTGACTTAAGCGCATCAGTAAGCGGCGGTAACTTATCGGGTCTAGCTAAAATGATTGATGAAGCAACAACAACTGCTGAGGGTAGGCAAGATCAAATAGCCTTTTTTAACAATGCTGAAAAACAGTTATTTGAATTAATCTCTAAGTATATGATACCCGCCTGGATGAATAACGCCATGTTAGCTCCTAAGTTTAGAAAAAGATTTAGTGACGGCTTTGAGTTATCGATTACTTTTACTGAGCCTAAAACAATGCTTCCACAAGCTGATGTTATTAAGAATCAAAAAGAGCTTTTAGGTATGGGTTTAACTACTGAGAAAATGGCTCTATTAGAAATATTTGATAACATGTCAGAAGAAGAGGCCGACGAGCATTTAGAGTTGGTTCGCAAAGAACGTGAAGAAGCTGCTGTTAGCGCTCTTAATTCTCTAGGTTTTGAAGAAGACGACGAGGCCGACAAAGAAGAAAAAGAGTAAGGTTTGGCAATAACAGATACTACAATCGACATTACTAAAGTCATGCGCGATGTTGGCTTTAGTAAAGATAAGATCAATTCGTTTACTGGTATTCTTACAACTAACGCTGCTAAAGTAGACTTTGGACGCAAGGTTATTCGAAAGATACGCGAGCAAACTAAAAAAGGTTTAGATAAGAATGGTAATAAGTTTTTATCTTATAGTAAAAAAAGAGTATTCAAGACAAGTAAGGGGAAAAATAACCCGAAAAATAAGCAAACGGGCGTGTACTCCCCTCAATATGCAAATTCATTTGTATTTAAACTGTACAATAAAAGTAATTCAAAGGTTAATTTAACTCTTACGGGGGCAATGCTTGCGTCAATCGACATTATAAGCACAGTTGGTAATGGAATTAAGATAGGTTTTCCTAATGGTACTACTGAGCAGAAAAAAGCCAAAGGCCACATTACTGGTGATGTTGGTGTTCTTAGAGATTTTCTAGGACTACCAAACAAAGAATATAAGAAAATACTAGAAGAGATAATCAAAGACGTTAACGGATCACTAGAGCGTAGACAAATTGTAGAGTTATTAACATCAAGGGGGTTGGACGCATCAACAAGCCTATCGGCAGCTGAGGCAGCATCGTTTATTACTTTAGGCGAAATAAGTGAAGGTGAGGCTATTAATGGCGACTTCTAAAGAATTTGCACAAGCTAAAAGGGTAATTGAACAGAAAATTAAAAGAGTTAAAGAAACAGCTTTTAGCGCTAGCTTTAAAAAAGTCTTAGGAGAATCAACAAAGCGTAAAATGGTTTTGCGTGTAAAATCTGGCAAGGGCGTTAGCGTAGAGAATGAAGTATCTCCAGAGACTACATTAAAAAAGCTATCCGATACTTACATAGAGTTTAGACGCGGTAACGTGATGTTTTTAAAAAACAAAAAGACGGGTAAAACATTTGGATTTAAGCCCAAGAAATTACCATTTGAGCCAGGCGACCATTTTGTTGCTGAGCGTTCTAATTTAACATTAACGGGTCAATTACTAAAAGCTGTTACTTCAAAGGTGACAACTCGTGGTTTTGATTTAACAATTAACAACAGAAAAAGAAGAAAAACTACTAAGTATGATTCTAAGTCGTTAAAGAACAGAGAAGTTTACGAGCATGTTTCTAGTAATGGTAGAAAATTTTTTGGTTTAACAATAGGTGAGCATAAAATTCTTAGAGAAAGAATACGTTTTCGCCTAGAAAATATAACAAAGAGACTTTTGTCTTGAGAAAGGTTTATTTATGACTGATAATATAAACGGTGGTAGTGCCACAACTGAAAACGGTAGTGCCGGTTCAGAGAAGAATGTAGATCCCAATGCTGGTAGTGCTAGTGATGTGGTTTCACAAGATGCTTTTAAGCGAGTACAGGCCGATCTTTTTAAACAAAAAGAAGCTAACCGAGAATTGTTAGTTCAAGCTGAAAACGCAAAAAAGAAAACATTAGAAGAAGACAATAAATTTCGTGAATTGTACGAGCTTGAAAAACAGGAAAAAGAGCTTGCAATTGCTGAGTCTAATGGTTTTAAGGAATTAAAAAAGTCTGACACTATGAGGCAAGCAGTAGCTAAGCAACTTTTAAATCTGGGACTAGATCCTGTGAAGCAAGAACGGGCAATGCGCTTAGTTGATTTGAGCGGTGTTGTAATTGATGAGGCTACGGGTTCAGTTTTGGGTGCCGATAGGGTTGCTCAAAAGTTTTACGAAGAAAACAACGACCTTGCTTTTTTTGTAAACAGGAACCAAATGCCAGATCAAAGAGCATCGAATAATAGTAATGAAAATTTAAAAGATATAACGAAAATGACTATTCAGGAAAAACTGGAATTAGCTTCCAAGAGGACCTGGTAGTATAACGAAAGGATAGTATCATGGCTGATGCTTTAATGGGAGTAACGGAAACTTCTGCAACAGGACTACAACTTGTAGATTCTGCTATTCAACAAGCATTGATTGAAAAAGCAATTCTTCAACCAACTGTAAAACAATATATTGCTCCAAAGGGTGCAAAACAAATTGATATTCCAAGAAGTGATCTACCGACCGTAGATTCAAAATCCGAAAATACTTCAATTTCTGCGCAAATTTTGACTTACTCTGTAGATCAAATGGCATTATCAAGTCATAAAGCTGTACAGTTCCTAGTTGAAGACATTGCTACCGTTCAGTCTAATGTTAACTTGCTTGCTGATATTGTAGACAAGGCTTCTCGTAAACTTGCTGATGACATGGACGCTGCTGTTTATGCTCAACTTAAACTTGGATCTGCATCATCTCCGGATCATAGAATTGCTTATGCAAATGCTAGTACAATTGCTGCAACGGATATTCTTGAAGCTCGTAGACTTTTGAGAGTACAAAACGTGCCCATGGAAGGTTTATTTTTAGCTATTACACCGGCTCAAGAGAAATCAATGCTTTTGCTTAGCTCTTTTATCGATGCTAGTCAGTACGGATCTAATCGTCCAGTAATGAATGGTGAGCTTGGACAAGTATACGGCATTCGTATTCTAGTAACTAACAATGTTGATACTGATGAAGCGATTCTTTATCATCCTTCAGCTTGTGCGTTTGCTCGACAAATTTCTCCTAAATTTGAGACTCAAAGAGAGCTTGAAGACTTAGCTGACAGAATTTCTATCAGCCATCTTTTCGGTGCTAAACTTTTAGACTTGGGAAAAAGATGTGTGAAAATTGGAAGTGCTTCTTAATTAGAAGTTTTAAATAATTTATTGGGGGCTTCGGCTCCCTTTAAATAGAAAGGCCAAAAAATGAAAGCTTTGATTTTTTTAGTGCTTTTAACAGGCGTTTGTCTTGGTGGTAAAAGAAAGGGATCTAACAATGTAGATGTTTTTTCCTATGACTTTTCAA